TACTCACCTTGATGCTTTCTAACTGCATCGTAAAGAGCATTCATAATAATTTCTCTAGCGATCTCACTATTTGACCATGGTGTATTATTACCATTGTCAAAATGTTTTTGATCTACACGCGTGCCATTTTTAGTATAATGTGATAACATTATATTCTCCGTGCGTATGTCTGCATCTTTCCCTGCAGATTGAGACTGCTTACCTTTAAGCCATTCCGGAAAGGTTTGGTATTTATTAAAAGTAAACATAATTCCACTATAACAGAATATCCTATGTATTCAAGGACAATATTGTCGCACCTAATTTAGAACCATTCTAAAGTAGAGAAGAGCATGTGGGCGGGGCCCACCCGGGAAAATAAAAAAATTTTTTTCTTTTTAGGCCTTGACAATTATCCTATAATAACCTATAAACAAATCAGTTGTAATAATAACAAAAACAGAAAGGAATACATTATGCAACCATTAAGAAAAGACCACGTTGACCATTACAAAGACTTTGTAAGAGATGAGTTTAGTCTTGCGTCAGATAGAGTAGAGCGTGAAATATCACAACAAGCTCAAGATAAAGTTGAGGAAGTTGGGGATAAGTTCGCTCAAGTAATAAATAAAAACTTGCCTAATCTAATTAAAGACATGGCAAAAAAAGAAAAAGCGTTGAGAGATTTCCAACAGAAAAAATATTCTATGGAAAATGATTTACGCCATCAAGCGCAAAAAATCGCGGATCAAATAACCGAGATTTTTAATAATACAATAAAACGTAATAAGTGGGATATGAGCAGAATAAATGTTGATATCAAAGACGACAACGACGCTGTTGATTACATAACAAAGAAAATTAAAAAAGCTTGTTATGAAGAGGCAGAACACCACGCTAGAGCAAAACATAAATTATATCATGCACTAGAGAATAAAAAGAAAAAGTGTTTGAATATACTTTATACTGGAAGCCATATTCAACCAACATTGGTTGAGTTGCAAAAAGAAATGGCAACAGCTAACATACAATTAGATTTACCTAATTCTTTATTAGCTTTACCAAGTGGAGCGAAATAATGATTAGAGCGATTTATTTTGCACTTAACTTTGTAATGATCTTTTTGGGTGTGGTGTTAGCAATTCACTTTGATTTGTGGATTGGTTTATCATTAATAGCTTTATTTACTTTTAAATTCTTTTTGCAGTTGCCAAGTACAGAAAGCAATAGAAAACTTGATGAGAGTTTTAAAAGAAATAAAAAACAAATGGAGTTTAAATTTGATAAGTAAATAAATAAACGTGGCGCGTTGGGAGTTGCTCCCGTAAACGCGCCACCGAAAAAATTATAGAGAAGAGCATGTGGGCGGGGCCCTCCCGGGGAGGAAAAAAAATTAATTTGGGGGTGCGACATTATTATCCTTTAACTTATAGGATAAATATGCATAATGGATTTATTAACTTAACGAAAGGAATACAATGTTAGAAGTACACTACGAAGACTTGAAACAATACGATATCAAGTCAATGCCTCCAATTACAACGGAGAATAAAAAACAAGCGGACACTCTTGGTTGGTTGTTGATGTCAGTTGGAGTGAATGAGATCACAGAAAAAACTGTTGATGAAATTATTTTCAGAACAAAGTTTTTAGATTTTGTCCACGGTTCATCATACTTTGTTGGCAATCCGAGTGACACGGATCTTAGACAGCTATTCAAAAATCATATTGGTTTAAGAATAGTAATCACTAACCGAGGCTTAAAAGACATAAGCACGAGAAGAAAGTTTATGGTTAATCAATTAGATAATATTGAAGAAAGGATTATGAAACAAATAAACAACTAGCTTCGTTAAGAAATACCCTATGCAATTTCTGCATAGGGTATTATAGGATAGAGAAGAGCATGTGGGCGGGGCCCACCCAGGCGCGCTTCGCGCGCTTAGAGGTCCCAATAGGAATTACTTTTGACTTTGTTTGATTTATTATTTTTTAAATGGGGTTTAGTTTTGTAGGGGTCCCAGACCTACCCTATATTGTTTGATTTGGATAGTTAATCATGTATAATACTTTACCACCCATATTGAAATATATGCTAACTGTTGAAGATATTAATAAAATAGAAGATCCGATTGAGCGAAGAAAGCTTAAAATACAGATAATAGAACGTCATAACAGAAAAGAACTTAAAAAAGTTAAAACTAATTTTTTATCTTTTGTGAAAAAGATGTGGCCAGATTTTATAGAGGGGTCCCACCACAAAGAAATTTCAGATAAATTTAATAGACTTGCAACTGGAGAATTGACCCGTCTAATTATAAACATGCCACCTAGGCATACTAAATCAGAATTTGCTTCGTTCTTTCTTCCTGCTTGGATGATCGGGCAGAATCCTAAATTAAAAATTATTCAAGCAACTCACACAGCGGAGCTTGCAATAAACTTTGGAAGAAAAACAAAACATCTAATTGATTCTAGTGAATATCAAAATGTTTTTAAAACAAGACTCCAAGAAGATAGTAAAGCTGCAGGACGTTGGAATACATCTGATGGCGGTGAATACTTTGCAGTCGGTGTCCAAGGTGCGGTAACCGGGAG